GTGGGAAGTTACGAAAAGGAAAGCTTAGTAGTCGATTTTATCAACCAAACTAATTTAGAAAAAATTCAAGATAAAGCAAGTATTATTCATGTCTTCTTTACATTTGCTCAAGCTGAGCAAAAACGTGAAGCGGAAGAATTAATTAATAATGAAAAATTAAATAAAGAGGTTGTTAAAAGATATATTTTGAACTCATTAAAAAGAGAATATGGCAGTAGAAATGGAATGGAACTAAATGAAATTCTTCCAAAAATTAGTTCTCTAAATCCTCAATATTTAACAAAAAAAGCAGAGCGTTTTTCAGAAAAATTCTGCCTTTATAGATAAGTTTAAAGGCGTAGGTGGAAAAATTTAATTGATGGAATATCTCTAAAAGATAAGCTGCTGATCCTATGATAGGATCAGCGGCTTGTCTTTTATTTTGTTTATATTGTAGACGTTATGTTATAATTGATAATAAAATGAAACATAGAGGATTGGTGTAATAAAGTGAAGCAAACGAAAGAAAATACAGGGGAACAGATTGCTATTTATTCTCGCAAATCTAAATACACAGGTAAAGGCGAGAGCATAGAAAATCAGGTTGAGCTTTGCAAACAGTATATCCGTCCACGTTACCCAAATTGCAATGACGAAGGTATCTTGATATATGAAGATGAAGGATTTTCGGGCGGCAATATGGAGCGTCCTCGATTTAAGGAGATGATGGCTGAAGCAAGGACAAAGAAGTTTTCTGCGATTGTCTGCTATCGTCTTGACCGCATAAGTCGTAACATAGGTGACTTTGCCAAGCTGATTGAGGAATTGGACGGTTTGAATGTTTCCTTTATTTCTATTAAGGAACAATTTGATACTTCCTCTCCTATGGGCAGAGCTATGATGTATATTTCCTCTGTATTTTCTCAACTGGAACGTGAAACGATTGCTGAGCGTATACGTGATAATATGCATGAGTTATCGAAAACAGGCCGATGGCTTGGTGGTATATCGCCAACAGGGTATAAGTCTGAACAAGTGGAGAAGATAACAGTAGATGGAAAAATAAAAAAAGCTTGTAAGTTAGAACTTATTCCCGAAGAAGCTGATCTCATCAAACAGATTTACAAGGTGTTTTTGGAAACTAATTCATTAACTAAAACAGAAACTTACTTTATTAACAATGGCTACAAAACAAAAAATGAAAAACTATTTACCCGTTTTGCTCTTCGTAATATCCTTACCAATCCTGTGTATATGATTGCTGATGGAGACGCTTATCGCTACTTAGTTGAAAATGAGGTAGATTTATTTGCTGGAAAAGAAAGTTTTGACTGTATCCATGGCATCATGGCATATAACCGTACTATTCAAAAATCAGGCAAGGCTAACCAAATACGTTCAATGGAAGAATGGATTGTGGCGGTGGGGAAACATACTGGTATGATTAAAGGTGTAGAATGGATTCAGGTACAGGAATATTTAGAGCAGAATCGATCTAAGTCCTTCCGTAAACCTAGAAGCAATGTTGCGCTACTGTCTGGTCTGTTATTTTGTTCTTGTGGTGACTATATGCGTCCGAAACTGAGTAAACGTCTAGATGCACAAGGCGAGTTTATTTATTCTTATCTTTGTGCTATGAAAGAAAAAAGCCGCTGTCATGTTTGCAATATGAAGAATGCTAACGGAAATATGCTTGATCGAGTTGTCTGTGAAGAAATAAAAAGACTTGGCGCAGATAGCTCAGAATTTATCCGTCAGCTTGAGCTAGGCAAAACACAATTGGAAGGCAATCTTGAAGGATACGACGATTTAGATCAGTTGTGCAGTGCACTTGCGAAGAATGAAAAGAAAATTGCTAGGTTGGTAGTATCACTTGCTGAATTGGAGGATACAGCAACTAAGGGGAGTATCGTTAAAGGGATTGACGAGCTGCACAGTGAGGGGGAACTGATGAAAAGCCGTATTGCTGAAATAGAAAGCCTTACCGCTAGTCACACCCTTTCTAATATTGAGTTTGATATTATCCGTCAGATGCTCACAACCTTTAGGGATACGATCGACGATATGAGCGTTGAACAAAAACGCGCCGCCCTACGCACCTTTGTGAAAAAGGTGGTTTGGGACGGCGAGAATGTTCATGTGTATCTATTTGGCTCTGATGACAGCGGTGGTATTGAATTGCCGCCGGATGACTTCCTTTCAAAGAGCGACGGACTGATTGAAACTGAGGGGAATAATTCTGAGCCGTTATGTGAGAATAGCAAATGAAATCTTAATGCATCTTCGAAGTACGAGGCGTACTCGTGCGGAAGTGAGCCTCTATGATCCTATTGGTGTTGACAAAGAAGGCAATGAGATTACCTTAATTGATGTACTGGGTACAGCTCCTGATATAGTGGCAGAAGCTGTAGAAAGTCAATGTGAAAATGAACGACTCAGTAAACAGATTAACCGATTAAGTGGCAGAGAGAAATGGGTATTGGAAATGAGATTTGGTATGCCGGATGGAGATAGAAAGACACAACGAGATATTGCTAAATTGTTAGGTATTTCTAGGTCCTATGTATCGAGGATTGAGAACCACGCAACACAAACGACAAACCAATGTTATCTAAATCCCCATTTGATATTGTCTGGTTTCCAGCCAGTTCTTCGAGCACGAACTACCAATCCCGACTCCAATAAAATATTCCTTTTCTTCTCAAAAGTATCAGCATTTAAAACATCCTCATTAGTAATGGTTGTTTCTTGTGTGCTGTTTTCTGTGAGTGCTTTTAAAACACTATTGACTGTATTCAATTCTTTATTAATAATATCCAAATCATTGTCAGCCTCATCTATGTTAATCCTACCTTTTCTAATTAAAAATAAAATATCGGTCTTAGATTTATTTAGACCAGCTATTTGGTCTTTTATTTTTGCAATTGCATCAGTATTGGGTGATGTGTTTTTTGTTAAATTATTAATATCATAACCATCTCTAGTCCACTTCAAAATATATGACCAGACTTCATTATCTATTATATCAGCACGAGCGGAGCCATTATCACATTCTCTTTTTTCCATCTTTGAGGGGCAGGTATAATATAAGTATTCTTTGCCCTTATTAATCTTTCGAGATCCAATCATTGAATAACCGCAACTATCGCAACGTATTATACTACGCAATAAATATTCTCTTTGGGTATTTCTTTTTGAAAAATTAACATTTTGTTTTAGCATATATTGAACCTTATCATACAGTATTTTATCAACGATCGCAGGTACAGCTATAGGTATCCACTCTGATTGGTCACGGAGCGTTCTTTCGGACTGGTATTGTCCTATTTTTTTCTCATAAAATTTAAATGACCATTTTGTTCCTGCGTACATCTCGTTAATTAATATTCGGTGCAGGTTACTAACGGTAAATGGCTTACCTTTTTTATTGGTTACGCCTAATGCTTCTAATTCAGAACACAACGATCTAACGCCATATTTTCGGTCAACATAGGTGTTAAAAATCAGCTTTACCACTTCTGATTCTATAGCGTTTACCTCATACATAAACTCGCTTTTATTAAAGTCATACCCAAAGGCCTTATCATCGAAAATAAGCTTGCCAGAGAGTGCTTTTTGGCGTTTTCCACGCATTGTACGGCTCTTGATTGTTTCTTTTTCGTATTTTGCCATAGCCGCGTGAATTGTCATGAATAACTCACCTGCGGGAGTCTTGGCGTACTCATTAGTTACGAATATTAATTCTGCTTTTTTTTCAAACTCTTTTACAAGTATAAGTAGGTGATCTGTTTCGCGGGACAATCTATCCAAGTCGTACACAATGACCGTTTTAATCAATCCTGCATGCAGGTCATTCCTCAATTCATTTAATGCAGGACGATCTAAAAATTCACCAGAATAGCCATCGTCAATGTAATCTTTAGTATCGGTAGTGTTTGCTTTTTCTTTACATCGTCTAATTTGATCAGCGAGAGAATAACCTGTTTTCGCCTGCTCTTCGGTGCTAACACGTACATAAACTGCTATCATAAGATCAGCTCCTTTCAAAAGTAGCATACCATAAAAAGTAAAATTTATACATGGAAAAAGAACCTACGTTTATTCATTATCGGTAGGTTCTTTGCTAGTTATAACATTTTTAAAAAATCCATTTCTGTGATCATTTCTATTTTTTGACCTTTAACAAGTAGTTGTTCGGCACGTTTTATTTTATTGCTTTTATTGCCATCTTTTAGTGTGCGGTAATCTAATTCTCCAACAACTAAATATCTTGTTTCTTCTGTAACGTTATCAGAACCATACCCTCCAACATTAACAACCTTTTGTATAGCTTCTTTTCTTTGCATCGACTCTAATTTACCTGTAAAAGTGAGATGCTTATTTAAAAATGGATGATCATTATTAAAATCAAAATTTTCTGGCTTAACATCTTTAGAACGAATGTTTTCTGTGTATTTAGCAGGGGAGTAATGAGAGTCAGATAATTCTCCTACCTTAAAATTTAATTCTGATATTAATTCGTTAATAGAACTGTATTGATTTTTTTCACATGCTTTTTTTATTATTTCGCAACAAGCGTAAGCATCATCCTCAGCTTTGTGGTGTATAAAGTCAATAGCTAGATGATCGGCAATATCGTTTAATCTATAACTAAATAAACCAGGCCATATTTTTTTAGCTGTCTTTAAACTACAGAAATATTTAGATTTTGGGAAAGGTATTCTATATGTAGATAATATTTCTCTAAGGACACTTATATCAAACCCAGCATTATGGGCGACAATAATGTTATTTTCTAAGTATGGGGAAATTTCACTCCATATCTCATTGAATTTAGGAGCGAACTTAACATCTTCAGCAGTTATTCCATGTATGAATATGTTTATTGGTGCAAATCTTACTTCTAGTGGTTTTATAAGCCATGATCGTTTTTCAACGATGTCACCATTATTAACCAAAACAATGCCAAGAGCACAAACGCTATTTCTTTTTTCATTCGCTGTCTCAAAATCAATAGCAACAAAATTCATATAATCAAATCCTTTTATTCACAATATAACATGTAACATTTATAAAATTTGTCATAAGTTGTCGAATAAAAACAGCCTATTACTTTTTATTTGGTAATGGGCTGTTTACGTGGTATTTTATTAACAAATCTCTTAGACCTTCTTCGACCAATCTAGAAATAGGAATATTGGTTTTCTTGGATAGTGTCCTAATTTGTTCGCGTTGTTCTAAAGGTATTATAGTGTTTAAATAACCCCTGTGCTTTAGATCTCCCAAGATTTTCACCTCTTAGAAATACTATAGCATTAGAGTTAGCTACTGTAAGCTAGTTGAAGCTAGTAGTAGCCAGTCGTAGAAAACGCCATTGAAACAAAAAGAATCCGCATACCGTTAATAACGGTTGCGGATTTTGGTTTATACTGCATTGCTTCGACAATTTTTAACTGTTTTCGACAACTACGAGGAAAAAGAGAAAAGGTTTTTGTTTTTATTTTTATTACGCTCTCTTAATTGATTTAATATATTGTGATCTACTTCATCAAATTCTCTGACATCTTCAATTATTTGCAATTCTTCTAATGCGATAGACTTAAGTTTAGTTGCTGGTGCTTCTTCTACTCCAAAAATAAAATTAATTGACACTCCTAATAACTCAGCTAACTTCCCAAGGTCAGAAGCTGTAATATCCTTTTTTCCGCTTTCAAACTCACTAATTATTGATGGAGTTTTAAAACCCAGCATTGTAGCTACTTCCTTCTGTGTTTTACCAGATTTTTCTCTCGCTTGCTTAATGCGTGAACCAATTGTGAACTTTAATTTATTATCCATAATACACCCCCTTTGCATGTCGCTATAATCAAATTATACTTTCTTTTAAGATAAAAATCAATTTTTTTCTCAAATAGAGAAAGAAAATATTGACATTACGCAAATGGAGACATATAATAAATTTATCGAAAGGTAAAATAAAAAGTAAAGCGAGGTGTTAATATGTCGATCGGTGCTAGGATTCGCGAAATTAGAGAGTCAAAAGGTATAATGCAAAAATTTATAGAAGAACGAATGGGGCATTATGGTGGGTGGTTATCGCGAATTGAAAGTGGTAAACAGGAAGTTTTAGCTAAAGAGTTAGTCGCTATTGCTGAAATACTATCTGTTGATGATTTGAACAGCTTTTTTTTAATTGACAATGTCGCTATTTGCGAAAGAAATAAAAGCCATACAGCATAAAGAAAGGGGCGGGTTCATGGCATGTGTAGGAAATAAAATATTGCGCCTGGTAGCGGTTCGATGCACTCGGATTACATCGCTATTAGTAAGCGTAATTTTGGACAACCAGTCAATCATACCTTTATAAAAAGGAGAGTGATAAAAGATGTTCATAGGTTGGTATTACAACGGTCAGTGGAATAATTGCCCCTCGAAGGAACAACAAGCCAAGCTTGATGCTTTGTTAATACCAATGGGGGCGAAAAAAATAAAAGAAATTGATCCCAAAGTTAATTATGTTGAACTTTTCAACAATAAAGCAGGCTAACCCCTGCTACCCCAAAAGTGTACAAGCTGAAAGCGAGGTGAGATCATGACCGATAAAAATAAAACTGGCCTGAATGGGGAAGATTCAGACCAGCGGAATGAAAGCGAAAAAGTTTCTTTAATGGTTGAAATGTTAAATAATGATTCTATGAGCTATACGGCTATTTCTGCTTTAGTAACTCCTCAATCTGAGCAGAAATGAGTTTGTTGTTTTCTTCGATAACCGTAAATATCGCAGTTGGAACAACAATTTTAGAAACAGCAATAAGCCCATTTGATAATTTTACTATGTCGTTTTCACCGCGCTCTGTTGCTTTAGTAACGGCTTTGTCAAATATTTCGTGATGACTTTCCCAAATATGATTAGTAATTTTCACCATCTGTTCGGCAGTTAACCCTAATTGCATATATATCACCTCCCTTCACCGTCAATATTCGACAAGAAGGAAGAAAAATCCTTGTAATAATTTGTAAAGTTAAAAGAGAGATAGTGGTTTAGACATGAAAAAATCACCTGCGTTGGAGCGCAGATGACTTTAAAAAGTTGATCAAATTCACCCCGATTATAACACGCCGTGTAGTCGGAGGTCAAGGAGGGCGTTATTATGAGTGGATTAACATTTAAGTATTTCAAAAAAATGCACAATATGCTTTTAAAGCAGAACGTTATTGAATATCAAAAAGGTTATGAGTATGCCATGAAGTCCGAATTAATCCAGTCAGTAGATCGTCAGGAGTTAGAAGAGCTTTGGAAAGCCTATTTAGAAATTGGTGTTAGGAATAATTATAATGCATTTGGGCACGCTTATGCGATTGCGGAAATGCTCCATGAGCCAGTAGAGATAAGGATGGTGGCAGTAGCATGATGAATATCGAGCAATTATCTTCAAATTTAACGATTGTGGCTAATGTTTTCAAATCCGAACCTGGGGCTCTTAATATTAGCATGAGCAGTAAGAATGATTTAACAGCTCAGGTTACTCTTAACCTTTTCAATAAAATAGAAGCAGAGGTTATTTTGGTAAAACGGAAATACGACAATGGGAAAATGCCGTATGAGTTACAAAAGAAAGTATTTGGGGTGACATGGTTCACTATTTTAGATGTTGTAGAGAGCATTAAATATATGAACGAAAACGGTATCCCGATACCAGAAGCATTAAAAGGGGCGGGTTAAGACCTGCCTTTCGTTATAAGTAAATAGAAAAGCCCGGCAGTATCAATCTGCCAGGCGGAAGGTGAGGGTAAAAATGCCGTACGTTGCAAAAATAGTGATTAACCAAGTAAAAGAAGAGAGGACAGTATTGAGTTATCAAAATCAAGAATCTGGGTCGAGAAAAAGACGGATTTTTTCGAATAAACCACGTATAAAGTCGGAATCAACGAGAAAATCATCTAGTTCATCTGCTCCATACCCTTCTTCATTTATTAAATGCAGAATATAGGTTAGAGAATAGCACGCAGCAGCGAATTCATTATTGGTTAAAGGGAGTTCAATCTCCTTATCGCTAGTGTCAATGTCAAAGTTGAAATTTCTCATTTTAGCAAGAGCAGAACCGATGCAGGAAGCAGTCTTTCCAGGGACTCTTACATCAAACTCGTAAATATGTCGGTCTAGCATGTCCATGGCTTCAAAAATAGATTTACACTCTTTATCAGAAAGATCTATAGTTACATATTTTTTTGGTGTTTTATTTTTCATAGAAGTATCACCTCCCTTCGAAGTGATACTTCGACAAAAACCATAAATTTCCTAGTTATAAGACAAGTAAATATTAATACCTAAAGTAAAAGGGGTGATTATATGGCTAAAGCAGCATATCAACCGCGCCGATGTGGTGACTGTCATTTTATTAATCATGATGCATATCGTGGGGCGGGTAAAAAAGTTTGTTATCAAGTAGAACGTAACGGTGATCGGAAAGTGGCAATAACAGTATCAGAAGACCAAAAGGCTTGTACCAATTTCGAAAAAACGAGAAAAATTGAAAGGGTAGGATGATATATGTATCAGCAAGCGGTTGAAAAGTTAAAAGCTGAAATGGAAAGTAGCAAGAAAAATTCTTACGTCCAGGTAGTTGGAGGATTTTTACTCAGTCACTTAGATAAAAACAACCAGGATGCAGATAAATTTATGGTCCAGGATAAGACCATTGCCAAGAGCCTAGATGAAATGCGCAAAGAGGCTAGTAAAAAGAAAGTTGATAATTGCGCGATGTTTACTCCTGAAGAAGGGTTTGCTATTGTACTAAAATATTTCGGAATTGGATCAGCAGTAACTATTCCGGCACCAGTGGCAGCTACCATTCAAAAGCCGGTTACTACTCCAAAGAAATCAGAGGTTGACTTTGATATCAGCCTTGATGATTTTCTGTAGGGGGGTGGATTAGTTGAATGTTTCAGAAATTAAAATCCCTCAAATGTTCACGGCTTACGCGGAACGTCTGGGCTGTGTAAATCAGCTTAATCATACCCAATACTTTTGCGAAGAGTGCGACCAGGCCTTTGCCAGTGCTTGGGGAGTATCGCCTGGCAGTATGAGCATGTATGAACGAGGGACATATTTTCATTGCACCTATTGTGGGAAGCAACACTATAAGAATGTTGCCTACCTAAAAAATAATGAGTATTGCCCTAATAAGGTTAGGCTTAGCTTAAAAACATTTAAGGATTTAGTTGTTTTAGAAGTATATTATGACGCAGTTTTCTTTGATGGTGCATACAGGGTGCGGAGCAGAAGAGGTAAAGAAACTTTTAGATTTGATATAGCAAAACAAACTGCAACGTTTAATAGCTGGCTTAATAAATCACCTGTACATGCAATTGATATTGGAAATCCTTTTGAACTGGATCTATTCCAAGACAGTATTTTGAGATTTTTCACAGCAGATAGTTTAGTAGTCACTAATCGAAAGCCTGAATTAGTTGCATTTATAAAAGAACTGCGTGAAGCCGTGCAGAATAAAATGGAAAAACACTTCGGGCACAAAATAAAATCTATGTATGTTAGTTCAGGAACGCGTCATGGTATGTTCTTAACTCCACTAAAAAATATAGCATTTAGAGTAACCTTCCCTGATGCACATAATTTATCTGAGATGTACCGAGAGCATATATCAGATATAAAAGTTATGTGGGAAAGACACTTGATCACGGATTACTCTTTTATACAACAGGCTATGTCCATAGCTAGAAAAGGTACTGATTTCATAACAGCAGTTATTACCTCGACAGGATTGCCAAATAAAGCAGCAGTAAGACGTGAAATAGAAAAAGACTTCTTTGAATATCGAAGATTAGTAGAATCATTTAATTTAGTAAAAAATTACGATTATGCAATCAGAATGTATACAACGATTAAGCTAATATTGAATAAGCAACAAGCGCGGTTGGATATGAAAAATTTATTTAATTTTTTACATGGCATGCTAGTTAAATACGGTGAAAGTGGATTAGTAGATTTAGCAGAAAACGCTGAAAAAATAAATATTGACGACTGTTCTCGGCTTTACGACCAGCTAACTAAAGACAGTAAGCGCACCCTAATGGATGAAAGCATAAGAATTAGAGATTTACATAATTGGATGGCTAAAAAACATCGTGAACAGGGGCATAAAAATTTAATTTTAGATGTTCCGGATTATATTATTAATCGCTTATCGATGCAGAAGGAACAAATTAAATTCTTCCTACCTAAAGAATCAAGGGAGCTAGTCGCAGCTGGGAAAGAACTGCATAATTGTGTAGCCAGTTATGCAGTCGCAATGGAAGGTCATAAAAAATGGATTGTACTAGTTGCCAACGACAAAGGAAAGCTGGTAGCGTGCCTTGAGGTTGTAGGAAATGCCTTAGTACAAGCTAAGCTTATTAATAATCAACGATTGGCCAAGGATGATCAGTTAAATACTGAGGTAATCTCTTGGGCTGAAAAGGCAAACATTGATATAAAAACACATGACGTGACCATACCTATAGCCAAACAAGTTATATCTGCATAATAAGGGGAGGAATTAACATAGGTGAAGTTGTGACGGTAAGAACACCAGTAATCATAGCAGCTGAAATCAATAGCATTAAAGACCAAACTAGGACCATGATTCTTTGTAACAGTATTGAAATTGGGCGTAGACTACATGAAGCTAAGTTATTAGTTGATCATGGAGAGTGGGGAGATTGGCTGAAAAACCATATAGATTACTCAAAAAGTACAGCAAATAATTTAATGCGAATTTTCGAGGAATACGGAGCTAATCAAATTGCCTTATTTGGCGATAATTCAAAAAGCCAAGCGCTTGGAAATCTAAGCTACACGCAGGCTGTAGCCCTTCTCGGAGTACCAGATAAAGAAGAATTTATCCAAGAAAATGATATTGAAAACATGTCTACCCGTCAACTGCAGGAGGCCGTTAAAGCCCAAAAAGACGCGGAGAAAAGAGCCGAAGAAGCGGAAAAGAAAGCTAGTGAAGCTGTAACGGCCCAAGAAAGCCAAAACATATTGAAACAGGCCGCTGAAAAAAGGGCAAAGGATGCCGAGGAATCTCTAAAAAAGGTAAATGCCTTGCTGGAAGAAGCCAAAGAGGATGGCGATTCCGAGAAGATAAGCCAGTTAGAAGCTGATCTAGAAGAAGCTCAGCAAAAAGTGCAGGAGTTAACGGATAAAATCAATGAGCCTATCACATTAGAGCCTACGGTCATTAAAGAAGTCCCGGAAGAGATTGAGCAGGAGCTTAATGAATTAAGAGAAAAAAATAAGAGCCTCGAAGAGCAAGCCAGTCGGCAAAGTCCTGAGATTCTAAAGTTTGCTGTTTATTTTGATTCAATAAAAAGTGGATTTCAGGGATTGCTTGGGTCATTAGCTGAGATCAAAGAAGTTGACATGGAAACATATGGAAAATATAAAAATGCTGTCAACGGACTTCTTGGCAAAATGGCAGAGAAATTACAATAAACTTTTGATGGAGGTAAACTAAAAACCCTTACAAGCTACTGCAAATAGCTCGTAAGGGTTTACTAGAAAGGTCTGTACATATGATGTAATTCGCTTAATTAATTATATTCTATGTACGAAAAAATATCAATAAAAAACGGCTTGAGGCCGTAATTGACTTGATAAAGTTAATTAATACTAGAAGAAAACTATATACTTCCTATTCACAGTATATTCAATTTTGAAAATAATATACCGAATAGAAAATATAGTTGAAAATAGGAGAAATTATATGTCGTACAGAGAGAAAACAATAACAGCAGGAAAGGTCAAAGATGTTATAAAATACCATACGGCTAGAAATAGCTCACATAAACGACCAAGAAGTAAAAATATGAATACTACTTCTGAATTACAACAAAAAGGCAATGAAAGAAGATCCTTTGACAACCTGTACTATGACATGAGTGCTAATTTTAAAGCAGATGATTTATACCTAACTTGTACTTATGGAAAACACATGGAAGAACCACAACCTAAAGAGGCAAAAGTCTTTTTTACAAAATATATTGATAAATTACGTTACCAATACAAAAAAGTAGGAGCTGTATTGAAATATATAGGCGTAACAGAACATAAAAAAGGGCGGATACATCACCATTTACTAATTAATAATGCTGATTTAGGAATCAAGCTAATTAAAAAGTTTTGGAAATTTGGTTTTACTAAAATACAGCTTTTCGGTGGAGAACCAGAAGATTGTGAAAGGCTTACAAATTATTTTATTAAAGAGAGTAAAAACACATTTAATACCGAGGATAAAGTACACGGTCGCCGCTGGATCAGCAGTAATAACTTAATCCATCCAGAACCAAAAATAAAAGTAGTACATGCTAGTTCATGGCAAGAGGAGCCAAAGCCTCTAAAGGGTTATTACATTGCAGTTGTCAAGAGAGGTCATACTGAACATCATTATCCATATTTATTTTACAGAATGATTAAAATCCCAGGCTATGACGAAGACCGAATATAATTCTCTAATTGGCCTGTTAATAACATAGTATCAGAGATTCTTGTCAGATAGTTTGCTGTTATTCCGACAAAAGTTATCTTAATGAAATTATCTCATAGGACGCAGTAATAATCAGTGGTTGTTAATACATGAAAGAACTATAAAATGTCCCAAGATGGGGATGAAAAGGGGGAAAAGAGCTTGAACAAGGTTATATTAGTTGGTCGTTTGACCAAAGATCCAGAAGTGCGCTATACCCAAAAGGGTACGGCAGTAGCTTCATTTAGCGTGGCAGTGAATACGGGGTTTGGAGAAAATAAACGGGCGGATTTTATTCCTATAGTGGTATGGGACAAGCTGGCTGAGATTTGTGGGAATAACCTTACCAAAGGCCGCAATGTGCTGGTTGAAGGACGTTTGCAAATTAGTCAGTATGAAAAAGACGGACAGAAACGGCGCACAACTGAGGTCGTTGCTCAAAATGTAGAGTTTTTGGACACGAAACAGGCTGTAAGTAATAACAATAATACCAGTCCTGCTCCTGCCAAAGAGGGATATAATATGAGCAGTTTTGGGACAGAGGTAGATCCAGAAGATAGCGAAGAAATCCCTTTTTAGGCCAGCTCCCAGGGCAGAGAAGTAAACGGAACCTTAAAAAAGCAAAGAATCTTATGCAACGGGGGCGGGGGAATGAAAGAAGCACTAAAAATACTTGAAGATAATTTTCGCCTAAGTAGCAAGGATTATATAAAGTTGCTTGGGATGCTCCAGGAGCTTCAACAATTACGTGAACGTGAGAAAAACTGCATGTTAAGTAGTAAAGGTGGTATTGAAAAATGAGTTATGGATTAGTTAGCGGTGTATCAGATACTAATGAAATACAATACTGTCCTAAATGTGGCGAACGTGTTTACAGCTTTTGCGGTGATGGTTCAGCGAAATGTGAATGTGGATATCAATTTTATGTTATTGAAAAAGAACAGGACGGTGGTAGCGGTGAGTGAGATGCGACAGAACGATATTGCAGAAAGAATGGCAGATGTTGCCCTGGATGCTATTGCCAAGCTGGAAAAAGAAAACGCCGACCTTCGTGCTAAAAATAAAGAGTTTGCAAATATAACAGATGAATATGTGGCAAATGGGTATAAATTAGCTGATGCCGTTGAGGGCGTGGAAAGAGAAAATATTAAGTTGCGCGCCAAGCTGGAGCAGGTAGAAAAAATGCGTGATTATTTTCAAGCAGATTATATTGAACAGTCAAAACGAGCAGGCGAACTGTCAAAGAAAATCGGGAAGCTGGAGAAAGATTATAATCAAGCTATTAAAGACATGGAAATGTGGATGAATGTGGCTAATAAGTTGGGATCGCAGGTTGCGGTGCTGTGTGGGGCGTTAGAAGATTCAATTGGATGTGACTATATTACGCCAGAGTTGAAAGATTTATATGATGAATTGAAGGAGGGCGGGATAGCATGATAAGCATTCCATATCCATCCAAAGGCACGGCAAGAAGTGCTGCAAAAGAACATGCCGAGGAAAACGGGTTGAAGAATTTCATTCTGATGGTTGACCTAGAAAAAAGAAAGTATCATTTCTCAGATGAGGAAAAAGCACCAGATCCCAAACTGATAGTATTTGCCCGGTATAAGCTATCAAAGGGCAAGTGGCAGGACAGGCCCGTACTAGCTAAAGGCGCGTCATGAAACTGAAGCAGGTCAGTGCAAAATCTAGTTGGAAGTGGATACGGCGTAAATATAAAATTTTGGCGTATATCGTCTATAAGGATGGTAGGCGTGAGGTAATAATGGGGAGGGCGGGATAAGAAATGGATATAAGAATAGAAATTTTAGCAGGTAGCATGGATAGCTATTTTGCGCGGACGGGAATTCAAGCAAAAAAGACATGGGAAGGTACACGGTATGGCGGCGGTACATATCAAGTTTGGGAACTTAGCCAAGAAGAATTTGAAAAACTGTCAGCCACGGAAGAAAAATCATATCAAGATGAAGAATGGTGGAGAGCAGCCGAAGGATCAAACATGGGGTTAGTTCATCGGCGTTTTAAGATTAATAATCATTACATCAAAGCGTGGGATGGTGCTGGTAGAGAAGAACAGGAAGAAGAAAACAAGGAACTTCCTGTAGTTGATCGGCTTAGTACACCGCGAGAATACCAATATTTGACCGAATACCTATGTGATGAAATAGGAGCTTCGCAACCTAGAAATGTATGTGCTTTATGTACTGATTTAGCAAAGCAAAACGGTATGACAATGGCTGAATTGTTCAGTAAATATGAAAAAGGGATATCTAAATATTATTTATGCGATTGCTGTCGAGACACAGATAACCCGGATGACGATGCAATATATAACTGCAAGGAATGTGGCCGACAAATATGTAATGGTTGCGTTATTGCCATTGAGGTTGATGAAGAGATACCTTGTGATGATCAGCAAAATATTGATTCTAAATACTGCCCATTCTGCGGAAATAAGATTATCGATAAATTTATTACTAGGGATGATGAAGAATGATGGTGAAACTGACCAAAACAGAAGCAAAACAGCTTTATGAACAAGGGGTTACGATATGCGTTATTCCTTGTAACATTAGTCAAGATAGCGATAGATTTTACAGCTTTATTGACCAAATGGAAAAAGACTGCAAATTCGAACAGGCAGTAAGCTATTACCGGAGGATGAATTGTAATGAGCGAGATGGACAGAAATTGGATTTTTATAGAGGAGATGAAGAACAATGACCATACAAGGTGGGCGTAATAATATGAAAGCAATTCAAGTTACCCATTGTTATCTTATCGTTAATATTTACAACTTAAGGGCAGAACACCATAGTGAAACACTTGCAGATGCCAGGAAACTAAGGGATATGTTAAATAAACAACATGTGCATCCTGCTCATTATCCTGCAGATGCTAAAGACCCATATGTCTTGGTTTTAGTTAAATCGGGCGAGGTTGTTAAATAGTACAAGCAATAAGCTTATAGCTAATTAGAGGGGGCGGGATAAAAAAATAGCCCCAAGAATAGAGCCAATGAAAAGAGATTAATTTATGTCACTAGTAGTATTGCCAAATTCTATATAAATATACGGGGAGTTGAGGGAATGGATGAAAGATAATCGCGGTAGAAAAGGACAGCCGAAATGTTGCAATTGCGCTGAGTATATTTCAGCAAGGGTGTTAAATACATATAGATTTGGTGCTTGCCGCTTGCGAGTTGAGCAAAAAAGACATAGTAGTGTGCATTTTGCTAATGCCGCCTGTCCTGAGTGGCGTAAATGTATTGAGGGGGCGAAGTGATGGCTTTTATAGGACTTGTTAACATTGTTAAAAGAAAAAAGATTCTGAATTGTGGAAGTAAGTTTCGCATAGGGCGTGAAATTAAGCATCTTAGCGTTTGTAGCGGTGTTTGGAATATAGATGATGTCGTTTATGAAGCTAAAGCGGAAGAAGTAACCTGCAAGCGTTGTCTTAAGATATTAGCCAAAGCTGATGAAGACGGAAAGGTTAAATTAGGTGGTAAGTGATGAATAAGGATACAGCAGTAGTTTTATTTAACTGACAAGAGGGCTGAATTACTGGCAAAAGGTAAGCAAATGGATATTATAGCAGAGTAAGTATAGGGGGCGGGATAATGATAAATGAGATGGAGGACGCTGCCATGGCAGAGTTAGGTAATGCAGATAAATGCTTCTTCTGTGAACGTGAACTGGATTTTAGTTGGGAAAGGATATTTTTTAATCCCAATTGGGTTCCAGGTGAACCGAAAACCGAAGATTGGACAAAGGTAAAAAGTTGCTGCATGGGCTGTGAAGGCAAAGTAAAAAAATATATGGAAGAACGAGAAACAAAACAGGCCGTCAATAAAGATGGTAAATTACTGTTCGTTGTTGAAGATGGAGAAAGTCACTGGTATTTAGGTGATTCGCAAGAACAAGTTATAGAGCATCACAAAAGTTTTGATGATATTGAGGTTGAAGATTGTACACCAGTTACTGTATTAGAAGCATTAAAACTAACAGTAAACCTTGATGAATATAACAAAGATAAGGTAGTTATGTTTGAATTTATCAATGAAGGTGGTTGGTATTACGATAATGGTGTGGCATTAGTATCAAGTACGGCTTATTAAAATTACGGGAGGGGCGGGATAAGGTGATTAGGATAAGAAAAGTGAAAGTAACTTCTGATAACAAAATATCTATAACCCATGAAAAGCAAGTAAGAACAGGATCATGGGATGAATATTCATTTACTTGTTCGGATCAGGCACGACCTGAATTTTATCAAGCAATAGGGAATTTAGCCCCTTATGTTATTCAAATGTGTGAACTTCCTGGGGAGTACCTTGAAAGAATAGAAGTACGAAGCGTATCGGTATCCTACGGCGGTGAAAATGAGGTAATGGGTGCAACAATCAGTTCACAAATGAAACTAAGTAAATCAAACTGCAATTTAAACCTAAATACTCCTCATAAAGCATCAGAATCTTATTCCGATGCTCCTGCCGATGAGAAGCAACTCTTACCAGATAAATGTATTGAAGCTTTATACAAATTATACGCCGAGTGTGAGCTTTATATTAATGGCGATAGGGCACAGGGTAAATTATTTGATGTAGCATAAAAAGAGGAGAGATAAGTATGGAAATTATATCTATATTAAATTTAAAAGGTGGCGTAGCAAAGACTATAACCTCTATCAACATGGCTCACATACTAGCAACGGTCCACGGCAAAAGGGTACTGCTCATAGATAATGATAAACAGGGCAATACGTCAAAGTTTTTCAAATTACATAACTATGAAATGCTAACCATAGCCGATTTATTAACTGAAAAGAATTTTGATATTCATAAAGTGATTAATAAAACCCAACATCCTGGGCTAGACCTAATCAGTGCGAATATGAACCTATTGAATGCTAATTTAGCAATCATCATGGATATGTCACGCCAACAGCAAACGATATTAAAAAAAGCATTACAGCAAGTCAAGTCAGAATATGACTATTGCATTATAGATAATGCTCCTGACATTAATATTAGCGTAATCAATGGACTAGTTGCTGCTCATGAGGTTATTGTGCCGATAAAAATAGATCAATTCAGCTTTGATGGCCTCGATCAGCTAATAGAGCAGTTTGAAGAACTTAAAGAATTGAATCCATCGCTACACTTCAAAGGTTGCCTAATAACCCATTACACGAAAAATAAGGTAAATACCCAGGGGGAAGATTGGTTAAATAATGGCTGTAAGTATCCAATGTTTAAAACATCAATCAGCCGTACAGTAAAGATTGATGAAAGTACCTTTAGCTGTGAACCGATTGTGCAATACTCTAAAAACTGCAAAGCGGCAAAGGATTATCTAGCTTTGGTAAAAGAATATTTAGGCGAATAAAAAATGTGTCCAATTCGGACACATTTGGAATTATGATAAAAAACGGTAATTTATAAAGGGAGGCTAGACCTCCCTATCTGTATGTTTAATAATTAGTGGGGTGATGAAGGGTGACTATATCCGAAGCAGAATTAATAGACCGAATTGCTAAAGCCACTCTAGAATATAATGATAAGCAAAAGGTTAAAGCAGTAAAGTCTAGGCAAGACCGAAGACTAAGGAATACAAGATTATTACTCAAACATTATAATCATTTAAAAGATCATATTGATAAAGCGATTTATTGCGGTGCTGCTATTGATGTTTTAGATGAAATTGACGATATAGATGAATTTATTTATATTAATTCAATTAAAAAATCTGTAAAAAGAACTAATATAATAATGTCTCATATTAGAACTATGCTAGAAATTTATCAAATATATTGTGATAAAAATGGAGATATAGAAGTAAGAAGAAGTAGGGTATTAAAACAATATTATTTTGACAATAAGAAATTAGCGGACATTGCAATTATTGAAGATGTTGACGAAAGAACATGCTTAAGAGATTTAAGAGCTGCTGAAGATAGATTAAGTGCTTTGATTTTCGGCATTGATAGTATCAGTGGAATGTCGGAAACGTGTCTGGACAGTGTCTAAACGAATGTGGTAATATGGTAGCATAAAATAAATACGAACATAATTAAACCGCCTACGAATTTGTAGGCGGTTTTTGCTGTATATAATACAAGGTGGTGTTATTAATTGGCAAAATTAATGCAGAAAGAAAAGAAGATAAGACTAACGGGTAGGGCATTAGCACAACTTAATACAGATATTCATGAACGAGACGACCATACTTGCATAATCAGCGGGTGTGGTCGTTATGTTTTACCTGGGGAGAAATTTCATCATGAACCATGTGGACCCGATAAGGAAGATAGGATTGAAAAAGCCTGCTTACTATGTGAGCGTTGCCATCAGATACGTCATCACGGCAAAGAAGGTCTTGTAGAAATAAAACGGCAGTGTATTGAATATCTAAGCAATTTATATCCAAAAGAGTGGGGGGGAAGCAAATGATTGATTGTTATATATTACATCCATTTAACTTTATGATAGGTTTTGCTTGGCATAAAGAGTGAAAAAGATTTGAGATATTTATAGGCTTATTTGCTATAGGTATAGATTATGAGTAATGGGTACGATCCAAGTACATTGCCAGAATTTATATCGGAAGACTTAGAAGCTAAAGAGCTTAACCAGTTAGGTTGCAGGTTATCCAATGAGGTAGCAAGATTATCCAAGATAGTCGGTGGTTATGAAATTGGCTTTAAGTCAGCCCAAAGAGCTTATAAGAATGCATTAGGGAAAGCTATTGTAATACATAAAGATGTGAGATCCGCGACACTTATTAAAGCTATGGCTGAAGGTGAGCCATATGTGATTGAGATGGCAACTTTATTAGAACAGGCAGAAGTATTGTTGATCATGGGTAAAGCTGAATTAGAAGGGCGAGATAAGCAGTACCAGGGAGTAAAGAAACTGATTGATCTTAAAGTACAGGAGCTAAGGACGTTTAGAGATTAAAAAAACACTGTAAAATATAACAAATATGGTAATAAATCAATAAAAATAGTTGACACAAAGCAACTAAAATGATATAATTAATACATGGAAAGGAGGTAATAAATTGCAAGTCGATGACAGGGTTAAGGAAATGGTAGTCATCACAGCGGCTCTTCTAGCAATCGTAAATAATGGCATTCAACTACTCGAAAGAATGTTGAAAGGATTGAAATGGATAGCTAGAAAGCTAAAGGCGAGACTAAAGCAAAAGACTCACCCAAACCGCCAGCCAGTCAAGCAAAAGCGGAAAAGATGAGCCAGTTCCAGAGGGTGTGAAAAACACCCTCACCCAAATATATTATAACACTTGCAATGGAAAATATGAAATGGTTTAAAAGAAATGGTGATATGTTTTTTGTGATGTGTACAGCATTGTATTATTTAACACGTCAAGAGAATGGTAGTTCGTTACAAAATACAGCCGACATACTGACAGTTGTGGCATTAGTGGTGATAGTTGCTAATAGGATTTTAGGACGGTTTGTAAAATGAAATATGTTTTTGAATCAGACGATGAATTGAAAAAGTTTATAGCCGAAAATATTATTACCACTATGGAAGTAGCTGAGCTAAAGGGGTGTTCACGTCAGAACATAGATAAGATAGTGCAGGGTGGTAAATTGACACCAGTAAAGCAAACACTGCGTGATAAGTTGTTTTTAAAATCAGATATAGTAGTAAGTGTAAAGCCGTCTAAATAGAGGTGATGAGTTAATGTTAACCGATAATAAAGTTTATTTATTAATGGAAGAAGATTGGGAAGATAGATGGCCTGTCGGTATATTTATTTCAAGGGAATTAGCTGAACAATATATGGAAAAGTTTAAGACTGAAAGTAAATTTGGGTACAATTTATTTGAAATAGATATAACTAAAACATTACCAGAAAAGGAATTAAATATACCATCTGATTAAGCCGTCCTTTAGGACGGCTTTTCTTTACATTCAATTGAAGGGGGCAATTATGCATCGTATAGCAATAGGTGGAATCTATAGTGGTGACTGTCCAGATTGCAGGGCCAAGGGTAGTATGTCGTTTAGCCCTAGTCTTAGATGTTGTATATGCACTAAATGTAACTATTCACCTACATGTATAACCATTAACAAGACAACAGGAATGGGCAATAGTGAGTAAATGCTTAATAATATGGGGTATCCATGGAAATAAAAGGTACTCCCTAGGGCGAAATTAGCCGAGGGTCGGAAAACTCCGGCATTTTCTCGCCTAAAAAGTGTTTTTTTAGGTTGACATTCTGACAAATGGAGGTAGCGATGGTTGCAAAAAATACAAAAAAAGAAAATACGCAAAAGGTAGATGGTACATTTGTTCATGGTACTTCGGATACTTGTATTTTTTTTGGCGTGAGTCGTGAAACTTTGTCAGGTTGGGCTAAAAAAGGAGCACCAAAAGAAGGCCGCGGAAGTTGGGATATAAAAAAGTTAAATGAATGGCTTGGGAAAGGTGCTAGTAACGGGAATAGTGAACAAAAAACGATCAGCGATGAAGCAAGAAAGTTGAAAGCTGATGCAGATTATCGTGAAACTAAATCGGAAAAAGAAAAAATAGCCCTTGATAAAATACAAGGGGAGTTAATACATATTGATGACGTTCAAGCAGAATGGGCTAGTAGAATTTTAGAATTAAAATCAGGACTTAGACAGCTAGAAAAAAAAATTGCACCGCAAATTGCAAATCAGTCAATAAGAGAGGTGGAAAGGGTGTTACGCGATGAAGTCTATTACCTCCTCGAAAGCTACAGCCGCGACGGAGCGTACACGCCAAGGAAGGGCAAAACCTAATTGGTCAGAAATTGAAAAGCAAGCGTGGAAACCACCAGAACGATTAACTGTATCTGAGTGGTCGGATAAATATCGTATACTTGATGGTAAGACAAGTAATGAAGCAGGGCCGTGGCGTACCGAAAGAACACCATATTTAAAAGAGATCATGGATCAGTACAATGAGCCTGATGTTGAAGAAATAGTATTTTGCAAAGCATCACAGATTGGCGGTACTGAGGCTCTTATGAATATTTTGGGCTTTATTATCGACCAAGATCCAAGCCCGACGATTATTGTATATCCTATTGATGATCTTGCAGAGTGGACCAGTGAAAACCGTATCCAGCCAATGCTGGAAAAGTCACCAGCACTATCTAATAAATTCATGAAAAACAAATCTAGTAAGTGTGAATTGCAATTCCCTGGTATGTATGCTGCCTTGATTGGATCTAACAGTCCGGCTGATTTGGCATCAAGACCATGCCGATATGTTATTTTTGATGAGACGGATAAATTTCCTTTATTTGCAGGACGTGAAGCAGGACCAATACAATTAGCTAAAGAACGTACTAAAACATATAAAAACAACCGCAAGATTTTATACTGCTCAACTCCTACATTACCTACAGGGGCCATTTCACAAGAGCTGGACGATTGTGATGTAGTAAGAGACTACCATGTCCCATGCCCTCATTGTGGGCATGAACAGATATTCAAACTGAAAGGTATTAAATGGCCTAAAGGATCAACAGCCAAAACCGCTAAAGACACTGCATGGTATGAGTGTGAAAAATGTAGTGGCATCATAAATGATAATCATAAATTAAATATGCTAAAAGCTGGTAAGTGGAAAAACAGACAATCCACAACTAACGTTGTAAGGAAAGTCGGTTTTCATATTAACAGTATTTATTCTCCATGGCTTACCTTTGGTGATGTGGCCGCCGAGTTTATTAAATCCAAACCACATCCTGAAAAATTTATGAATTTTGTAAACTCTTGGCTAGGAGAAGCATGGAAAGATAAGAAGACAGAAAATAATGTCGCGACATTAAAAAAACAGCAACACGTATGGGGGCGCGGAGTCGTCCCTGATGATACGCAACTTATCACTGCGGGAGTTGATGTACAGCTCAATCATTTTTGGTATGAGATTAAAGCCTGGTCTTATGGTATAACTGGCAGGCTTATAGAATATGGGCGGGTAGAAAATTGGTTTGAATTAGAAGAAGTATTAATCAATCGTAGATATTGTAATGCTGATGGAGAACCATTTATGGTAAATTTGGCAAACATCGATAGTGGTTATCGCACTGATGAAGTTTATACTTTTTGCTCCCAGTTTCCCGAAGTATGTAGACCAGTAAAAGGTAGCTCAAAACGACTAACATCTCCTTATAGTGTTACAAGTATTGATAAAGAAGGTTTTGGGGGTCTTAAATTATATGTTGTTGATGGACATTACTTCAAGGACATGATTTTTGGACGAATGAAAAAAGATCCTAACTCACCAGGGAGCTTAAGCATATTTAAAGATTGCCCTGAGGAATATATAGACCAACTAACCAGTGAGCAAAAGGTGACGATTAGGGATAAACGTACTGGGGTAATTACGGAAGAATGGCAAAAGGTAACTAGTGGAGCCGCCAATCATTTACTTGATGCGGCGGTTTATTCGTTTTCAGCAGCAGAACAAATGGGAGTTAGATACCTAAGGCCACTTGAAGAAGTGGAGGAAGAAATCGAAGAAGAACCAATACCACCTAAAAGTAGTTGGTTTAATAGCGGCAGTAGTTGGTTTGGGTAGCAGTGAAGGGAGGTGAGAACATTGGCAATAAAAACATTAGAACAACAACTTGAGGATGTGCAATCTGCAATTTCAGCAGCTGAACAAGGGATTGAATATAGTATTGGAGGTCGACGTGTCAGACGATCAGAATTACCGGCATTATATGCGAGGGAAAAAGACTTAATGTCTAGAATTGCAAGCCAACAAAATTCAAGTAATGATGGTAGTGGCATGGTATATGTTCAATGGGGTAGATCATGAACTTTTTAGATAAAGCAATTGAAGTATTTTCCCCGCAATGGGCATTTGAACGAGCGCAGTATAAATTAGGTATTAATCAATTACGAAATTATGATGCCGCACAAAATGATAGGCTTAATAGTGATTGGGTTACAGCAAATGGTAGTGGTGAGCAGGTAGATAAACCGTATAGGGACTTGATTCGCAAACGCGCCCAAGCGTTGGAACGTAATAGTGATCTTGCGGAAGGTATTGTAAGTGCTATTGAACGTAATGTAATAGGCGAAGGGATTAAGCCACAGGCTAAAGTTCGCACTAAATCAGGGAAGGAATTTGATGAAAAAACTAATAAAACAATAGAAAAACTCTGGAAATCATGGGTAAAACCTCAAAATTGTGATGTAACGGGGCAAAGTGATTTTTACGAGTTGCAGGCGATGGCTTTACGGCGTATGTATTACGACGGAGAGTCATTTTTTTATAAAACATCTGATAAGTCACAGCGAATACCTTTTCAGTTACAAATGATGGAACAAGAGCAAATGGGCAGTAATAGTACTGAGTATCAAGGTAATGCGATACAATCTGGTGTAGAAGTAACAAAAACACTCAAACCTATAGCCTATTGGTTTTACCATATTGATCCTTTTGGATTTCAAACATTTGAGCCTTACCGGATATTAAGCAAAAATATGATTCATTTGTTTAAAAAACGTCGCGCTACTCAAATACGTGGTATTTCAGAGCTCGCAAGAGTTATGAGTAAAATCCATGATACTGATCAATATTTAGATGCTGAGATGGCTGCTGTAAGAGCGGCTGCATGTTTTGCAGCATTTGTTGAATCAGATGATGGTGGAAAGCCAGGTAGAACTGGAACTGATAGCAAAGGTAAATCTATATCAGAATTAAGACCAGGTATTATACAACATTTAAGACCAGGACAAACTGTTAAATTTGCTGAACCCAAGCGCAATGCTGGAACGGCGAAAGACTATGTGGAAATGCAATCACGTAGGGCAAGTGCAGGTACTGGAATATCATATGATGTTGTTACGCGTGATATTAAAGGTAATTTTTCAGCTGCAAGACAAAACATGCTAGAAGATCGCAAAACATTTAAACCGCTGCAAACTTTTATAATTAAACATTTTTGCCAGCCAGTATGGGAGGAATTTATAACCTCCTGCGTAATGGCTGGTCTTATTAATGCCCCTGATTTTTTTAGTGATCGGGAAAGATATTTTGATGTAACTTGGATAACGCCGGGATGGACTTGGATTGATCCGCTGAAAGAAGTTAATGCCAGCGTGGTGCAACTTAAATCAGGAATTACGACACTTGCCGAAGTTTGTGGAACGCAAGGCAAGGATTGGCAGGAGGTGTTAGAGCAAAGGGCATTAGAGCAGGCTTATGCCAAGAAGTTAGGACTAGATTTAGAAGTTGATTTTATAGATAACTCGCTAATAGATCCGAGCTTATTTGATAAGGAGGAAGAAGATGATAATACAAAATAAAACGCCAACATGGGAAGAAAACAAAGAAAATTTACAAAGAAACCTAACGTTTGAACGCTCCGCAGTTAACGAGGAGGAACGAACCGTTAGGCTTTCTTTTTCCAGCGAGACAACTGAAGTGGTTCGTTGGGGCGATGTTGAGATACTTGACCATTCGCCAGGAGCCTGTGACTTAACTAGGTTAAATGAGGTTGGCGTGTTACTGCTTAATCATAATTCTTATGGATTACCGATTGGCAGTATTGAAAAGGCGTGGATTGAAAATAACCGTGGTGAAGCTATTGTTAAATTTGATACTGATGAAGAATCAGATAAGGTTTTCCAAAAGGTGAAAAATAGGACAATGAAAGCTGTTAGTTGTAGATACAACGTGGCAAATTGGGAATACGTTGAGAACGGTAAAATGTCTATCGATGGTCGCTTTGCAGGCCCTTGCCACATTGCCCGTAAATGGAGCGTTCCTGAAATATCAATAGTGACTATCCCAGCAGATTCTTCTGTTGGTGTGGGACGTGGTGAGGTTCCTGAAGAAGAAAAAAATAAAAGAGGTGTAAATATGTCAATTAAAACAAGTGATCCGGTAATTATAGTAAACCAAGATGAAATTAGAGCAGCTGCTGTTTCAGATGAAAGAGTAAGAACCATAGAAATTACAGCAATGTGTCGCAAGTTCGGTGTTGAACCTGACGCATTTATTAACGAAGGCAAAACAGTAGAGCAAGCCCGTGCTGCCGTAATGGACAAGATTTTTGAAGAGAAACAAGCTGTTTCAACGGTGCAAGTTGGTGCTGATGAGGCTGATAAATTTCGCGCTGCCGTTACAGATGGATTATCGTTGCGGTCTGGCATCGTAATTGCTACACCAACTGCAGGATCAGATCAATTTCGTGGTATGAAACTAATGGATTTAGCCCGTGAGTGCCTAGAACGCAAAACTGGAAAACGTGCCAGCTATGCAGATCCTATGGAGTTAGTGCGTGATGCAATTACTGGCACATCCGATTTCCCAGGTATTTTGTCTAATATCGCCAATAAATCAATGAGCCAGGCGTATCAAGCCGCACAAACTACTTATCAAGACTGGACACGCAAAGGTAGTCTGTCAGATTTTAAAACCGCTACTCGTTTAAGATTATCTGAAGCTGACGAACTGGCCCCTTTAAACGAGCTTGGTCAATTCAAACATGCTGAAATTACCGAAGGTAAACAGACTGTAAGCCTTGGCACTTATGGCAGACGTTGGAGCATTTCTCGGCAAGCTATTATCAATGATGATCTTGGTGCATTATCCACCATTCCGCAAAAGTATTCCATGGCATCCAAGCGTATGATTAATCGTATGGTTTATGCGATACTGACTGGAAACCCAGTAATGCAGGAAGATTCTAAAACTTTATTCCATGCTGATCATAAAAACATAGGGACAGCAGCCGCTATTAGTATCGTGGCAATCAGTGAAGCTCTTGCAAAAATGAAACGTCAAACCAATATTGGCAAAAAAGAAAAATTAAATATTAGTCCTGAATTTATGATACTGCCTCCAGAGTTGGCTATGTTGGCAAGTCAGGTTATTAATTCCGCTGTAGATGGCACGAAAAGCAATGAGGTCATTAATCCGATCAAGGGCATGTTTAAAATTATTTCTGATGCCGAATTAGAAGATGCAAAAGCATGGTATTTGGCGGCTAATTCTGGAATGATTGACACTATTGAGGTCAACTATTTAAATGGTGTAGAAGCTCCTGTTATGGAATCACGCGCTGGATTTGATGTTGATGGCATTGAGTACCGTATCAGATTAGATGTTGGCGTGAGTGCTCTTGATTTCCGTGGTTTGTTTAAAAACGCAGGGGCATAATAGCCCTTTTTAAATATTAAAAAGTAAGGAGTGAACTTATAAATGGCTAAAGAAGCAATATATGTAATGGGTGATGACAGATTAGATTTTACGGCAACTGCTGATGTAAAAGTTGGCGAGATTGTACCGATGGGTGTTGTTGGTGTTGGTGTGGCATTAAATGATATTGATACAGGGAAATCGGGTGTTTTAAAAACTAAAGGTGTGTTTAATGTAGTGGCTAAAACAGGAGAGGCTTTTACATTATGGGATGTATTGTATTGGGATGACACTGCCAATGTATTAACGAAAACGGATACTGATAACACAAGAGCAGGTATCGCGGTAGTTGCTAAAGCCGCTGCTGATGCTGTTGCGGTTATCAGGTTAAATTACTAATCATGAGCTTAAAAGATTTGATGGTAGCTGATTTAGCTACCATCATTTTTAATCCTAAAGAACATGCCGATCCCATTTTGTATAAAGGTGTAGAAATTTTGGCTATAGTAGAAATTGGCGAGGATAACGCCCAAGGAAATACTTTTGATCAGCAGGGATCTTCCGACAGGGCATTTTTTGAGGTAATGGAATCTGATGTACCAGCACCAGCACTAGGCGATACAATCACATATAAAAATAAAGATTGGCATTATGCTCACACTGTTAATCATTCTGCTGGCGTATACCGCATTGAGTGTACCACTAATGAGAGTGCGATGTGAAAAACATAAAAGCAATTATTTTTGATGTGGATGGAACTCTTACCGATGGGAAAATACATACTAGCCCCACAGGTGAGTTGTTCAAATCGTTTTGTACACTAGATGCTGGCGGTATTATTTACGCAAAAAGTGCAGGAATATCGGTATTTTTTATTACAGGTAGAAAAAGTAATTCCACAACATATAGGGCAAAGGAGCTAAAAATAGATAAGGTTTATGTAGGAATTGCTAGAAAAACAACCGCCCTTATTGATATTTGCGATCGTTTTAAAATAAAAATGTCTGAAATGTGTTACGTTGGTGATGATCTAAACGATCTAGCGGCCATGGTCAAATGTGGTTATTCCATTGCAGTAGCAAATGCAGTGCCTGAGATAAAAGAAGTGGCTAACTATGTTACTAATTTAAGTGGTGGTTATGGAGCAGGGCGTGAGGCCGTAGAACACGTTTTAAAAAATCAAGACAAATGGGAAACGATAGTTAAGTACTATCGTGAGAGTGGTTGATATGGAAATAAATATATCTAATGGAGCCACGCCATTCCTGCAGGATATGATTAAAAATCAACCTATATGGACTAGGAAAGCTATGCAATCAACTGGATTATTTGTTCGCAAGGAAATCAAAGACGGCATTAAAAGTGGTGCTCCTGGTGGGGTGCGATATGCTAAATTTATGCCCGCTGAAATGAGGGCAAAACTTGAAAAAACGGGAAAAAAGAAATTTAGCACTCTTGGTAAAATGGCAAGTGCCGTAAGGTCGAAATATGATCCTAGCAATTTATCAGTTTCGGTTGGTTGGTTATCTAGATCAGCGATCAAGCGCGGTGAAAAAATTGAATCAGGCCAAGTAAGACCGATCACGCAGAAAATGCGTGATTATTTTAAATCAAGAAATGTTCCGCTGTCGGCAAAACCTGCAATGATTATTCCTGCTAGAAGAACTTTTGAGCCTATGCGTAATGCTTTGGAAGGTAAAATTGGGAAGATGGTAGAGGATAAGGTTTGGGACTATATTAATAAATCGCGGGGTGTGTAATGTATATACCGACAATTAAGGTTACTGACATTTCAGAGCGGTGGCGTGTGGCTATTCGTACTAGTGCTGAAATTGAAGCGTTTTGCCAAGAAAAATACGGCAAGACGTTTAAAATTTATGATGGCTATGATGAAAAAAAGCCACCTACTGCTGCTGATTGCCCATATGTAGCTTTACTGCCAGGGGCAAAAGGGGAAGGTGCAGGAAGATCAGAAAACGCTTACATGCTCACAATAGCGTGGTGCATTTGCAATAAAACACCGATTATTGTCGGTAGTGATATTTCATATCCGGGATTGAGAGAAACTGATACATTGGGACAATTGATACTAGAGACAGTGGCTGAATTGAACCCAAGTTATCCAGTAAACGACATTGATTATGATATTGACCCGAGCAGTAATTTCCCCCAATATCCAGGGAGAATGAATTTAACTTTAAATATGCAGGTGATTATGGGTACAAATTTAGTTTATTAAGGAGTTGATATTTTATGGGACAAGCCCAAGGTTATCGCGGTCGGTTAACATTGGATTTTGAGACAACCTACAACACTACACCAGATGTACCAAATGGTATTTTAATGCCTATCCAGTCAAGCAAAGTTAGATCAAAGCAAAATCTTGCTGAAGATAAAACAATTACAGGTAGGCGCGATCCTGCTCAGCCATCAATGGGGTTTATTGATGTTTCGGGACCAGTTGCAGTACCAGTCGATGAGATTGCTATAGGATATTGGTTAAAAGCGATTTTTGGCAGTCCGACAACAACAGGAACAGGCGATCCGTATACACATGTTTTTAAGCCTGGTCTTACTCAACCATCCATGGTACTTGAACAAGCATTCCCCGATATCAATCAGTATTTTTTATTCAACGGGTGCAAGGTTGGAAAACTTGGAATCAGTTTTGGTGGAGATGGTGACCTAACTGCTAGCATTGATGTGATGGGAGCAAAAGAAACGATCTCCGCAACTAGTTTTGATACTACGCCTACGGAAATACCACTCACAAAGTTCGGTAATTTTCAAGCAGCTATTACAGATAATGGGGTTAGTTTAGCAGTAGTTACTAAAGCTGATCTTAATTTAGATATGGGCCTTGATGGAGACACGTACGTTTTAGGCGGGGGCGGTTTTAGGGGTAGTGTAAATGAGGGCATTATTGGCGTATCTGGTAACATTACGGCTTTATTTACAGATGCCATACTGCTAAATAAGGCTATGGCAGGGACAACCTCAAAAATAGCTTTAAAACTGACAAATAGTACGCACTCTTTGGAATTTAAAATACCGGAATTAATGTATGAGCGTAACAGCCCTACTATTGATGGGCCTAAGGGCGTTATGGTGGAGTTAGCTTTTAAGGCATTTTATCGTAATAGCGTGGAAAATGCGGTTATTGTCGTAACTTTAGTAAATGGACAGGCAACATATTAAAAAATAAAAGGTGGTAATTTAACATGACTGAACAAGAAATAAAAGAATTGGAACTAAAAGAAGCAAAGGAACGTGAAGAAAAACGCGAGGCTCAGGAAGCTAGAAATAGAGAAATTTTGCTTGAATTGATATCCGCTGGTAGTGTGCCAGCACCGCGGGCGTTAACTAGAACAGAGCGTAAAGCTATGGATTTGGCTGGTGTCAATTTTGCAAAGCGTAAATCTGACGATAAAAGACAATTTGGAGATTTAATAGAAGACACCTACGACTGGATTATTGATAACGTTTATCCTGGACAACTTGACGAAGTGAGTAATAACGTAGCAAATTACATTGCCCTTAGAACTTAC